TTTTTAGTTATACGTCCCAGGGCGACCAACAAAAATAATATCTCCAAATGCTTCTGTTGTGTTTTTAATGCGCAACACCTGATTATTACGTATAAACGCCCAGTAAAGCTGTTTCCCTACGTACCCACCATATGAATTCTTTGCATTAACATAAACACATGTTGAGTAGCCATACACAAAGTTCTTATGTTCAACCATTACCTCCTTGCGTGGAGCTGTAAAGTCGTAGAACTTCGCAGAGTCCGGGTCTTTCAAGCTCTCACGAATCGCCGACTCAACCAAAGACTTATAATCTTTCGGTTTTACCCCAACGTCTGCTGTATCTAAATTTATGTTTTTAACTTTTTCAGCAAACTCCGCATCCTTGCGCTTAGCTTCTTGCATGATTTTATCGTAGTCTGCTGTAGAAGGTGCTGTGGAAACGTAGCGTGGGGCGCACCCAGTTAAAAAAGACCCAATGACCAGAGCTAATACAATCTTCTTCATATCCATATTCCCTTTGGTTAATTTGCCAAAAGATTAACAGGGTTCAGGCAATGACAAAACCCGCAGTTATGCAGGCTTGGGGCGTATGTTATGATTAATAGACATACGTCACCATGTAGCCAATTTCTCTGCCAGTAGGTCTCGCTTGATAACGATCCAGCCGCTTTCACGCAAGCCGCTCAGAATCTGGTCTACCTTACCGACAAACATATCAGAGCCAACCTGCCGAATGTCTTTGACGTTACCATCGCGGATCTGAATGAGAAGATCGATGTTCATCATATCGATGGTCGGGGATGCCTGGCGAGTTGGAGTTTGTTGCTTCTGGCTGAAATAGCAATCCTCCAGCTTCTCGAACACTTCCCATGCCTGATCCGTTTCGAGCATTTTGGCGTGGCGGGCAGCGCCGCGTTCTGTCCAGAGAATAAGGTGCTTAGCACGGCTGGCGACTAAGTCACTATCGGTGACCTTGTTCTTAAATGCCTTTAAATCTGGACCTTCCAGCTTAAAGAAGTGCTTGCCAGCAACGAAGCGATCAACATTGCTACGGTGGTTTTTTGTTATTGAGTGGGGATCGGTGCCGTACAGGCTGGCGAGTAATTCAGTGGTGATAACAGGGAGATCACCGTGGCTGATCGGGACAATGGTTTCTGCGGAAATTTGAGTTTGCATGGGATATTCCTTTTCTGTTCGGATTATCACCACTTCTGACGCCAATCAGAAGGTGGTGAGACGTACAGGGTTGGCGTAACCGGGAAAAGGAACCGGCGCGGATTTCTCCGCCCCCACACGCCCCACCATAATGCGAATGTGGCCGTGCTTGCGACAATAAAAAAGACGCTGGCGCGTCTGTTGTCGCCTTTTCAATCCGGGACGCCAATCCCGACGCCAGATTTTGCTGGCGTACTGGGAATATAGCCCCGGATATCTTGTTGTGTCAATTACTCCTGCTGCGGTGCTGCTGGCAGCGGCATCCAGTGGCTTACACCGATAATTTCCATACCCTCCCAATAGTCAAAGAACCCATCATCGTCGTATGTAGCAACGAACATCCCCTGACCCAGACATTTTCCGGTAAAAATTGCGATGGGTTTAGATTCATCATCATCTGGCATCCGCTCACTACAGCTTATCCAACCATCCGGAATTGCCGGAGAGCTGCCGGATAGCGGGATGTATTTCACTCCCCATGTCTCTGATGGGTCATTGCTACCCAGCATAAACAACGGAGCGTTAGGGTCGCGTTTGTCGTCGCTGTTGTAATCACTACGCAACCAGCCGATTACCTGCAACTCATCACGATTACTTACAGGTTGGCTGCCCTGAAGCATGGCGGCGCGGCAGGCGTTCCACATGTCAGCAGCAATGCAGCACGCATATTCATCAGGGTTAGTCGTTGGTAAAATGCCCTTAATCACTTCGTAATCAGGTTCAATGGCAGGAGGAACTACCGGCGCTGGCTGTTCTTTGATATGTAGCCGCGGCTCGCCGTCTTTCGGTTCAGGCCACTGTCGAGACTTATTTATCTCCAGCTTTTCTATCATCGCCCTGGTAATGAATTCGTCAGAAATACCCATACGCCTTTGAGCATCCCACAATAAAAACTGCATATCAGCCCACTCAAGCGGGTCTGATGGGTCGGCAGCGGCCTCTAATGCTTCTTTCGAGAGGTGTTTCAGTGGACCGACTGGACCAACATCGCCGAATGTGGCATCAGACCATTCAGCATGTTCACGGCGAATACGTTCGCGTTCTGACGCTGGCTGGGCGGAGTAGAAATACGGTCTGATAGTCCAGTTTTTATTCCAGAAATCTCGCGTTTTCTCAGCTTCCTCAAGCGTTGCAACACTACAGCCAACCTTTCCGCACTCTTTGATGACGTGGTATCCGGCTGGCTCTTGGTATTTCAGCCCCGCATTCTCCGCTACCAGCGCCGCGCATCTGGCTTCCAGTGCCGCTATGGTAGTTACGTGTTCAGCATTACGTTCTGCAAGCTGATTCATGGTTAAACCATCAGTTATTCCACGTTCTTTCATTTGGTTGCTCCTGTTAAATCAGACCGGCGTCTTTGCGTTGTTTGTATTTCGCCATTAACAACTCGGCTGGCGTTGGACCGCGATCCCGCGACGGCGCGGATAAAGCGCGACGAACAGGCGGTATGGGTTTACCTGCAAGAGCTCGCTTTTCCCAGTCATGCAGGATGTCGCCAGCGGCCCGGATAAGTTCCTTTTCACTTAATTGCCCCTCAGTTCCACGGCGGCGCAGCTCCAGGCAGACGTGGTAATACAGCGGATTTTTATCTCTCCAGGGGAACTGCTCACTGGTCGGATAACGGAAAACCAGCTTCCGCCAGCGCCAGTATTCGCCCATGATGTCGTCAACACTGACCCCGAGTGCTCCACTCCCCTCACGGCACCACGAAATAAACTGACCTGGCGACGGCCAGAACGGAGACTGGCTGGAACGGGCTTTCTGCATTCCGGCGGATAGCTGCTTGCGGGTGCGGATGCCATTTTCTGAAAATGCCGCTATCCATTGCTGCTTAGCTACTCGCTCGTCAGCATCGGAGCGGAGATTGGTTTGCGTCGCGGCCGGGAAAATCTGCTTCAGTTGCATGAACAGCGCGTCAACAAGGCGCTCAGCGTCTGAATTCACAACCCGGCCATGCTCAGGGTTGCCCCCGGCTATGCTTGCCATCGCTGCGCCATCCCGATTGTTTATTGCGCGGTAGAGTTCAGGTTTCATAGGAAATCCCTCCATGCATCCGGGCTGTTCCAGTGGATACTTTCCTGATCGGTATCTCTGCTGCGCTTCGCCTGTCCGTCAGGTTCGAACAGACCCTGCCAGCCATTCGCAATACTGCGGTTAATAATTTCTTCAGGTGTGTATCCGTTCAGCCTGCAGCGGTCTAGCAGGTTGATAGCCTGCGTCACGGTCTGCTGAGACTTGATCGGCTTTTTCAGGTCACGGCGGTATTCAACCCATGAAGACCAGGTGATCGAAGACAGCCAGTCAGGCAACTGAACACTTGATGCATCGAACGAAACCGCCCGGGGGGGTTTAGGGGGTTTATTACTATTGTCTTTACTGTCTTTTGTAATAGTGTCTTTTGTGTTTACCTGATTTGGGTAATAGCCGTTACCTGATTTGGGTAAACTTTTCTTACCTGATTCAGGTAAATTTACCTTTTTCAGGTAAGGTTTTTTTTCTGTACCTTTTACAGGTAAAGATGACCATTCGCTGACCGTTTTATTAATCCCGATAACACGACCGGTTTGAGTTAATATCCCCCGCTTAACCAGGGCGCTTTTTGCAGATGAGCACTTATGAGGGAGAATGCCGGTCAGCTCCGAGAGCTGCTCGTTACTGACCCAGTCAGATTTCTTATTGAAGCCGTATGTTTTGCGCATGACAGCCATGAACACCAAAAGCTGATGCTGCGACAAACCTGCATGCATTACAGCCTCAAGGATCTCATTGGCGATGCGCGTAAACCCATCATCGAGATCTGCCACGCGCGGCTCCTTATGTGCCACGTCAGGCACAGGAAAATTGATTACTTCAGCAGTGTTTGCCATAATTACTCCTGTGAATTGATCCAGTTAATTCCACCTGAAAGCCGTTGGTGATCCCCCACCGCGGCTTTCGCCTTTTTGGTTGCAGCCATTTTCAGTCCCACCCCAACGCATCCGGCCTGGCTCGTTCAGCCTTTAGCCCGGCATCAGCGAGAATCTCTACAGCTGTGAGATAGTTTCTGGATACCAGTACCGCCTCAGGTGGCGCGGCCTGAATCCCAAGAAAAGCCAGCTCTTTCGCCATGTTGCAGAAATATCCCTCAGCTTTACGCCTGCTGACTGTCGACTCGCTGATACCCATATGCTCGGCGTAAGATTTCTGACCTACCGATGCAAGCCGGTTGAGCAGGACGCTCTCTATTTCAATCGGGTTGATTTCTGGTGGGTCTAACTTTCGTGCAATTGCGTTCTCCATGGGTAAATATCCTCTATGGTTGTTTGGCTGATGCCTCTTGGCTTGGTAATCCATCTGTTGGGTTTGGGTAGAGATCAGGGCGCAGTTCGTGTGGGGTAACACCAGTAGCGCTGTAAATTGGAAGTACTCGATCGGCAGGAACCACTCCTTGATAACGATTCCGCCAATGACTGATGGTCATTGCGCTTACTTCCAGTAGTTCAGCAAGCCGGGTTGCGGTTCCTGCTCTGGTAATGGCTTTATCAATTGCTTTCATATTTGACTCCAGTGGCAACAGCCAAATTAAACAAAATGTTTATCATAATGTCAACATTTTGAATATTGAGCTAATAAACTTTTGGTTTAGAATTGTGTTATGAAAGAAAAAACTCATCAGATTAATCACCCACAAGTGCAGAGGCTCAACGAGATCCTCGAACTTAAAAAGTTGACCAAGTCGGACATGGCTCGCATTTGCGGGGTCAGTGCTCAGTCGGTCAATAACTGGTTTGTGCGCGGTACAATTGGGAAAAGCTCGGCGATAAAACTGGCAGACGCGCTTGGGGTGAGTCTTGAGTGGGTTCTTGGCCAAGAGGTCGACGAGAGGGACGGTTTAAAGGCCGACGAACGGAGACTGCTCGAACTATATCGCCAGCTTCCAGATGACGAGGAAAAGCAGAATTTTCTTCGGGTATTATCGCTTCGTCTCAAGGAACTGGATGCCATGTACGAGAAGTACATGAAGGGAAGGATTCGAACGCGCGAAGATTAAGATAAAAGCTCGGAGTAATTATCAAAATGACTCATTCTCAACATAGCAAGGAATAATTATGCCAGCATCGGTAATTAGCTTTATTAATATGAAAGGCGGGGTAGGAAAAACAACTCTATGTGTTGGCATTGCTGAGTTCATGGCTAACTATCTTGGTAAAAGAGTTTTAGTTATTGATGTTGATCCTCAATTCAATGCAACTCAATCACTCCTAGGTCATTATGGTCGTGTCGATGAATATCTTGATCAACTTCAAACAAATAAAATCACAATACGTCGAATTTTCGAAGTTCCAACATCCATTATGGATACGGCTCAAGCCGTTAGACCTGTTGATGTTATAACTAAAGTTTCTGATAACCTCGACGTCATCTTAGGTGATATTAATATAATCTTTGACACATCTCAGGAGTCTGTAAGAATATTCAAAATCAAGAGGTTCATCGATGATAACAACCTCCGTGACCAATATGATTATATTTTCCTAGATAGCCCTCCTACAATATCAATTTTCACTGATGCTTCACTTGTTGCTTCAGATTTTTATGTCGTTCCGGTAAAAATTGATCACTACTCCATTTTAGGAGCAACTAGTCTGGTCAGTGTGGTGCGAAATGTAAGACACAATCATAATCCGAATATTAGACACTTAGGATTCGTTTACACCAATACTGATGATGAATTGACATTAAAAACAAGCAAGATAAAAGATAATTTTGAAGAAAAATTCAGTGAATTTTACTTCTTTGAACATAAGTTATCATACGTACGAGATTTAATGGTTGGGCAGCAGGGTAACATTCCCTCTTGCTATACAAAGTCAAGAAGTGATATAAGCGCAATATCAACAGAATTCGCATTAAGAGTTGACCAACTAATGGTGAGTGAAAATGGATAAAGAACAATACAACACTCTATTAAGGTTTGCCCATGGCGGAGTAACAAAAGAATCCGCGATAGGTCTTTTTGTGACCATCTTACTTGATAAAGATTTGTTAAAATCAAATCATGATGTAAAAGATTTTGTTGAAAGTGTCTTTTCCATAGCCCTATTACCATACGTTGTTCGCTCAAGAACACTTATTTGCGCAAAAATATGCAGATTTTTAGTAAGCAGAGAAAGAAAAGAAATCAATAACTATGGTGTTATGGCTCGTTCATATTTCGAAAATATTTTTTCTAAGGAAGAAGACCTGCAAGGCCATAAAAAAAGAAATACAGCACTTTCTAATATGGATCTGTGGGTATCTAGGATGCTTAAGAAAGGCGATAAATAATGCTTTCTAACGACCCATACGGCAACAGAGCAGAAACTGACAGGTTTCGCCAAGAGGCAACTAAGTATCTGAGTGATGAGTCAGATATAAATACCTTGGTAAGTGTTTTCAAACACGTTAGAATTTATAGCATGATTATTGAAATGAATACCAATCTATCACACAAATCACATGTGAAGGGTATAATTTATGATTCTTTAAATTCCATCGTTGCAATATTAAATAAAAGAGAACGATATTTACATTTAAATCTTCGTTCTATGATTGAGCATATAGCAAGAATAGCTTTGAATAAAACTTATTCTGGTGGTGATTTCGATGGAACGGTACGACGACGAGATTTTGATTACCTTAAATCTAATAGAAGAAATGAAAATTGGAACTATCTGCACAATGTTTATATAAACGCTTGTCATTATGTGCATTTTTCACCGCAAGCAAATATTAACACGTCAGCAACTTTTTTGCAGTTGCTTGTAAACGACTGCCATTCATCGCAAAAGAATCTTATTCGTAATCTACATAGATTAACAAGTTCCGTAATGGAAACTTACATTACTTATTTTCACTATGAAGTTGCGAGTACATTTTATAGATCCATGGCAGATCTGAAGTATCTGCTGGGGAATAGTTTATACACCAAATTTAAAGCGCTGAACTAACACCCCTAATTTAACCGGGCAACAAAGACGTTTTTTATCCTTAGCCCCCTTCCCCAAAACTGCAAGTGATCCCAGCCTCATGGCTGGTTTTTTTTGTCCAAAATCGGCATAAATCACACCTCCAAAAGTCAGATTAAACATTTTGTTTATTGAGTTATACTCATTATGTTGACATGAGTTTAAACATTGTGTTTAATGAAATCACAAAAACGCACCACGACCACCCAGGCAGGACGCCCACGAAGTAGCCGTCCGGGGCATACGAAGACCGGAATGAGGTGGAAAAGTTAACGCGCAGAAGGTTTAAAACGTTCCGCTGGCCGGCGATAAGGCAAACGAGGGTGAGAATGATTGATTTCGCACGTAAACCAGCTCGACAGCAGGCCGTCCCGCTCAACCGGATTGAGGTTTTAATCCGCCGCCTCTGCTACCTGCTGGCGCAGAAAGGAGATCCGGATGCATAACCAAAAGACATGCGCTTACCACCTGTGTGGAAAGCCGATTGAGCAAGGCAAAGAAGTAAAAAACGAGCTGACGCTGATTCGCGGCGCGCAGCTGACACATGAAGAGCGCGATTACTGCTCTGTACGCTGTGCCTCATACGACCAGATGGCGCACGAAAGTTAACGTAAAAGCCGCGCAAGGCGGCCCATACGTCCGGTGACACCGACCAAAGTTCCACCGGAAAACTACACAAAAAACCAAAGTTCACCCAATGGGCGCTATCTCTGGCCCGGGGATCTTACATCTAAAAAAGAGGATCTCACATGGAATTTTTCTATGTAGTAAAAGCTACGCAGAAATCCGGAAAGCAAGATGCGACGGTCTGGTTCACTGCAAAATCAGAAGCGCGCGCCAACCTTATGCTGGATGTCGTTCTGGAAGATGCTGAAATTGAAACCGGCCGCGGTAAGGATTATGCAAGGCCGATCCGCACCAATTTTCCGGTAGTCAACGAGCTGCCGCCGGAAGGTGAAATAAGTTTTACCTTCACTAATTATTATCGCCTCGGTGAAGATGGCATGACTTGGGAACAAATCCCCGGCGTCACCCTGCCATCATCTGAAGCCGCCGCCGCGGCGCGCCAGCATATCGTCGACGGTGTTGATACCGAAACAGGCGAAGTGCTGGAAGACCACACCGAAAATTTTGGTAACGAAAGCAACAGCCCTGCCCAGGCAACAGCCCCAGCCCCCGAGCTGACTGTTGTCGCAACTATGCCTCTCCGTCACCGCGTTCTTGCTCAGTACATAGGTGAAGGTGAGTATCTTTATCACGTCGACGCCTCCCAGAAAAAAGAAATTCTGCGTCTCGAAATGGACACCGATAATTCATATGTCCAGAACCTGCTGCTTGCCGCCGAGAATGTTGAAGCGTTCAAGAAAGCCATTGAACATGACATTCACAAAATAGTGAATGCCGTTAAAAAAGTATTCCCTGTCGATGGAAAAACTCCTGAACTGGCGACTGTTATCCAGTTCCTTAAAACATGGTTCGAGACGGAGCATATCGATCGCGGTTTGCTCGTTAAGGAGTGGGCGAAAGGCAACCGTGTATCGGCTATTCAGCGCACTGAAAGCGGCGCCAACGCTGGCGGTAGCAATAAGACTGACCGTAACCCTGATTACGAACACACTCTCGATACGCTGGACGTAGAGATTGCAATGGCCACTTTGCCTATGGACTTTAATATCTATGAGCTACCTGGCAGCGTTTCCCGGCGCGCAAAAGAAATCGTAAAGAAAAAGGAAAGTCCGTTCAAAGAATGGTCCGCAGCACTTCGCGCAACGCCCGGTATCCTGGATTATTCCCGCGCCGCTATTTTCGCGCTGATCCGAAGCGCACACCCTGAGTTTTATCACTACCCCGGACGCCTTCAGGGGTATATCAACGCCAACTTAACGGAGACTGATCACGAGAACCCCACCGAGGAAGCTCTCACGGCTGCCCGACACACTCCGGAAAAAGACGCGGTAGAAGAAGCCAACCGACAGCTTGCCGCCGCGCGCGGTGAATATGTGGAAGGCATCAGCGACCCGAACGACCCAAAATGGGTGAAAACCGAGACAAGCCAGCCGACCACCGAACCTGAACTGGTTAAAAATGTTGGCAACGGTATTTTCGACGTGTCCGCTTTAATGCAGAACTCATCAACTCATGGCACAGAAACGAATCCGGAGACCACCAGCAATGTGCAGGTTCAAAAAGCTGACAGTGATGAAAAACAGGCTGGTGATGCGGTGCAGGCAGGCGAAGGCGATCTGGGTACTGGTAAAGAAGCAGTTACCGTAGAGAACCAGAATCAGGCTGAGACGCACCAGAACAACGATTCTGTGAGCCAATCTGAACCTGAGGCGCAACAAAACGTACCGGAATCGCAACAAGAAGAGCCAGAAGCAGCCTGGCCGGAATACTTCGAGCCGGGCCGCTATGAAGGTGTACCAAACGAGGTTTACCACGCCGCCAACGGGATCAGCTCAACTCAGGTGAAAGATGCTCGCGTGTCGCTGATGTACTTTAACGCGCGTCACGTAGAGAAGACTATCGTCAAAGAGCGCTCTCCAGTACTTGATATGGGCAACCTAGTACATGCTCTGGCTCTACAGCCGGAAAACCTCGAAGCGGAGTTCAGCGTAGAACCGGAGATCCCTGAGGGTGCTTTCACCACCACCGCCACCCTGCGCGAGTTCATCGACGCGCACAACGCCAGCCTGCCAGCGCTGCTGAGTGCTGACGATATCAAAGCACTGCTGGAAGAGTACAACGCCACCCTGCCGTCGCAGATGCCGCTTGGAGCTTCGGTAGATGAAACCTATGCATCGTATGAGCAGCTTCCCGAAGAATTCCAGCGCATTGAAAACGGCACCAAACATACAGCCACGGCGATGAAAGCCTGCATCAAAGAGTACAACGCCACCCTGCCCGCGCCGGTTAAAACCAGCGGCAGCCGTGACGCGCTGCTGGAGCAACTGGCAATAATCAACCCTGACCTGGTCGCTCAGGAAGCGCAAAAATCGTCGCCGTTGAAAGTATCTGGCACGAAGGCCGATCTGATTCAGGCCGTGAAATCAGTCAACCCGGCAGCGGTATTCGCCGACGAATTGCTGGATGCGTGGCGGGAGAACACCGAAGGGAAAGTGCTGGTCACCCGCCAACAGCTCAGCACCGCGCTGAACATTCAGAAAGCCCTGCTGGAGCACCCGACCGCCGGCAAATTGCTGACTCACCCAAGCCGTGCTGTCGAGGTTAGCTATTTTGGGATTGATGAGGAAACCGGGTTGGAAGTTCGGGTACGCCCTGACCTTGAGATCGATATGGGCGGCCTGCGCATTGGCGCCGACCTGAAAACTATCAGCATGTGGAACATCAAGCAGGAAGGCCTGCGTGCGAAGTTGCACCGGGAAATCATCGACCGGGACTATCACCTGAGCGCGGCCATGTACTGCGAAACTGCGGCGCTGGACCAGTTTTTCTGGATTTTCGTCAACAAAGACGAGAACTACCACTGGGTCGCCATCATTGAGGCGTCTACCGAGTTGCTGGAACTTGGCATGCTGGAATACCGCAAAACAATGCGAGCGATAGCAAACGGCTTCGACACTGGTGAATGGCCAGCGCCTATCACAGAAGACTACACCGACGAACTGAACGATTTTGATGTGCGCCGCCTTGAAGCGTTGCGCGTACAGGCATAAGGGGAAAATCATGGAAAACACAAATATTGTTACCACTGAGCAGCAGGCACCAAACACCATTTCTGCCAGTAACGCAATTTTTAACGTTCAGGCACTGGGTCAGTTAACAGCTTTCGCTAACCTGATGGCAGACTCACAGGTGACGGTACCGGCACACCTTGCAGGGAAACCAGCCGACTGTATGGCTATCGTCATGCAGGCTATGCAATGGGGTATGAATCCTTACGCTGTGGCGCAGAAAACACACCTGGTTAACGGTGTTCTTGGTTACGAGGCACAACTGGTCAACGCAGTAATCGCAAGCTCCAGTGCCATTCATGGCCGTTTTCATTACCGCTATGGGGGTGACTGGGAGCGCTGCACCAGGACACAGGAAATCACACGCGATAAAAACGGTAAAAATGGGAAGTACACCGTCACTGAGCGCGTTCGTGGCTGGACGGATGAGGACGAGATCGGCCTGTTCGTTCAGGTTGGTGCCATTCTGCGAGGTGAATCTGAAATCACCTGGGGAGAACCTCTTTACCTCTCCGGCGTTGTTACCCGCAATTCTCCGCTATGGGTTTCAAACCCTAAACAGCAAATTGCCTATCTGGGCGTTAAATATTGGGCTCGCCTGTACTGCCCGGAAGTGATCCTCGGCGTGTACAGCCCTGATGAGGTTGAGCAACGAGAAGAACGAGAGATTAACCCTGCTCCAGTCCAGCGCATGAGCGTACAGGAAATCACCAGCGAGGTTAGCACCAGGACCAGCGCGCAGGAGTCGGCAGCTAACGTTGATGCTGTTGCCGACGATCTTCGCGAACGCATTGATACAGCAAGTTCCGTTGATCAGGCAAAAGCAATCCGTGCGGATATCGAATCACAGAAAGCGTTGCTGGGTACTGCGCTGTTCACCGAATTAAAAAACAAAGCAGTGAAGCGCTATTACCAGGTCGATGCACAGAACAAAGTCGAGGCAGTGATCAACTCAATTCCAAACCCTGGCGAACCGGAAGCCGCAGAGATGTTTGCTAAAGCTGAAAGTACGCTTGGCGCTGCTAAACGTCATCTTGGCGACGAGCTGCACGATAAGTACCGCATCACCCTGGACGATATGAAACCGGAATACATCGGCTAATTGCATCGGGAGGGGTTACGCCCTCCCGCCTGAGGAGGCTTTATGCGCCTTATAAATCGCAGTAAGCAATCGCCATTGGGCCGTCGCGCATGTGATGTTGCACTGGCTGCGCATCATGAGAAGTTCGGCGATTACGGCAGACAAAAGCACGTTACCAATTACACCGTTGTAGTGGATGGCGTAAAGGTTCCTGTCGAAGTAGTTAACCGGGCCACCAGCTACGTAGCCACCGCAATGATCGGCGTCCGGAAACTTAGAAATCTGCCAGCACAGGCAAACTGAATATTAGCGATGGCCCGCTGCGGGGCCACTGGAGAAAACGATGAGCAACATTATCCAACTGACGCCAAACAAGTGGGTTAGCGAAAAAGTTCTGATTGCGGTTACCGGGCTTAAGCCCGGAACCATTACCCGCGCCAGAAAAGAATCCTGGATGCTGGGCCGCGAGTACCTGCACATTTCACCAGACGGAAATCCGAAGCCTTCGAGCGAATGCATATACAACAGAGAAGCCGTTGATCAGTGGATCGAGGCGCAGAAAAAAAATCAACCAGGTGCGAAGACAACATGAAAAGCAGTACACTCGTCAATGCTCCTGGACGTCAGGAGGGATTAATGGCTAATGCATCATACCCGACAGGCGTCGAAAACCACGGCGGTTCGCTCCGCATCTGGTTTCTGTATAAAGGGAAACGTGTCAGGGAAAACCTTGGTATCCCTGACACTGCAAAAAATCGCAAGATAGCTGGCGAACTGCGTTCTTCGGTTTGTTTTGCGATAAGGATGGGGAATTTTAACTATGTGGAAAAATTCCCAAACTCACCGAACCTTGCCCGGTTCGGTCAGGATAGAAAGGAAATTACTGTGCTGGAGCTTACCGAAAGATGGTCCGAGCTGAAGAGAATGGAGATCAGCTCTAATACCATGAGTAGGTACGAATCTATCATAAAAAACATGCTTCCACTCATCGGCGAAAACAAAATGGTTTCTGCGGTGACTACTGAGGATTTGCTGTATGTCAGGAAGGAGTTGCTGACGGGCTTTCAGGTAATGAAGAAGGATCACCGGACTCAGGTTAAAGGCCGGAAATCGTCCACAGTGAATAATTACATGATGCTGATGGCCGAGATCTTCCAGTTTGGAACAGATAACGGCTATGCAAAGGAAAACCCGTTTAGCGGAATTAACCGTCTCAAGAAAGCGAAAGGGGAACCAGATCCACTCACGACAGACGAGTTCATCAGGTTTATCCAGGCATGCGGCCACCAGCAGATGAGAAATCTCTGGTCACTGGCAGTCTATACCGGAATGAGGCATGGGGAGTTGTGCGGTCTGGCCTGGGAAGATATCGATCTGCATGCCGGGACGATCATTGTGAAGCGCAACCTTACCCAGACGGATGAGTTCACCCTGCCAAAAACCGACGCAGGTACTGACAGGGTGATATATCTCATTCAACCAGCTATTGATGCCCTGAGGAATCAGGCCCAGTTGACACGCCTTGGCCGGCAGTTTGAGGTTGAAGTGAAGTTGCGGGAATATGGACAATCTGTCATTCAGCCCTGCACGTTCGTATTCAGCCCTCAATGCGTCAAACGTGGACCTCGCACAGGATATCACTACGCGGTTAATTCCATTAATAAAATTTGGGCCCCGATAATCAAGCGTGCCGGCATTCGTTACCGTAACGCGTATCAGTCACGACATACCTATGCATGCTGGTCATTATCAGCTGGTGCTAACCCAAACTTTATAGCAACGCAGATGGGGCATACCGATGCACAGATGGTTTACAAGGTGTATGGAAAGTGGATGTCAGAGAAGAGCGCAGAACAGGTTTCTCTGCTCAACCAGGCACTTTCCCGCTATGCCCCATCACTGCCCCAAAGCATGGTAGCAGCGCAGTAGAAATCCTTAAATTCAAGGGGTTAGCAGTCGCATCGCTACATTTTTATAACATGGGGCACGAAATGCGCTCGACCCTAAAGACAGCTTATGGTGTGATCGGGGTTCAATAAATCGCTAAACAAGGTATACTCCAGCGGTTTTCTTAGTTGTTTATTGTACTAAACGCTCCCGTGAGAGGACGCAACAGCGCACCTATGACACAATTCGCTTCTCCTGTTCTGCACTCGTTGCTGGATACAGATGCTTATAAGTTGCATATGCAGCAAGCCGTTTTTCACCACTACTATGATGTGCAGGTAGCGGCTGAGTTTCGTTGCCGTGGCGACGACCTGCTGGGTATTTATGCCGATGCTATTCGCGAGCAGGTGGACGCGATGCAGCACCTGCGCCTCCAGGAGGACGAGTTCCAGTGGCTCTCCGGCCTGCCCTTTTTTAAACCGGATTATCTGAACTGGTTACGCGAGTTTCGCTATAACCCAGCTCAAGTCTGTGTCACCAACGATAACGGCAAGCTGAATATTCGCTTAACCGGCCCGTGGCGTGAAGTCATTATGTGGGAAGTGCCGCTGCTGGCCGTGATCAGTGAGCTGGTTCATCACTACCGCTCGCCAAACGCGGGTGTTGATCAGGCGCTCGACGCGCTGGAAAGTAAGCTGGTTGATTTCACTGCGTTAACCGCCAATCTCGATATGTCCCGCTTCCACCTGATGGACTTCGGCACCCGCCGCCGTTTCTCTCGTGAAGTGCAGCAGGCGATAGTTAAACGTCTCCAGCAGGAGTCATGGTTCGTCGGCACCAGCAACTATGATCTCGCGCGTCGCCTGGCGCTGACGCCGATGGGCACTCAGGCGCACGAATGGTTCCAGGCGCATCAACAAATCAGTCCGGACCTGGCGACCAGCCAGCGTGCCGCGTTGGCCGCCTGGCTTAACGAATATCCGGACCAGCTTGGTATCGCCTTGACAGATTGCATTACAATGGATGCGTTTTTACGCGATTTCGGCATTGAATTCGCCAGCCGTTATCAGGGGTTACGCCACGACTCAGGAGACCCTGTCGCATGGGGCGAAAAGGCGATTGCCCATTATGAAAAGCTGGGGATTGATCCGCTGACAAAAACGCTGGTCTTTTCAGATAACCTTGATCTGCCAAAGGCGGTCGAGCTCTATCGCCATTTCGCCTCTCGCGTGCAGTTAAGCTTCGGCATCGGTACCCGCCTGACCTGCGATATCCCTCAGGTAAAACCGCTCAATATCGTGATTAAGCTCGTGGAATGTAACGGAAAGCCGGTGGCTAAACTTTCCGACAGCCCCGGTAAAACGATCTGTCATGATAAAGCGTTTGTGCGCGCGCTGCGTAAAGCGTTCGATCTCCCGCAGGTGCGTAAAGCAAGTTAACCATGCCTGTGCGAAGCGCCCGGAAAGTGGGCGCTTTGTTACTCTTCTGACCATCTTACCTGTTCTGGCCGCGATGGTGACTATTCTTCCCCTTCACTCTTCGACATATTTACGTGCGTAATTTGCGTTGTTTTTACAGAATTAGTGTCCCGCTGTGTACGCGTTCTGAATATATTGAATTCGCTAATAAATTCTTTACGCAGCAAGAACAGAGCAATTACGTTGGGGATAACCAGAAAACCGACAGCAATATCAGCCATTAACCAGATTACCGGGATTTCCATATTAACGGCAATCAGTGGCGGCAAAAAATATAGCCATTTAATGATGCGTTCTAGCTTATCGCCAAAAATATAGTTTATCGAAGTGCGAAATTTAATATATGAGCCAAGATAAGAAGTAAACAGAATCAACGCCACACCGAGACAGAGAACCTGAACAATAATCGGATGCCATGTTTCTTTTAAGGCGGCAAAGATAATCTGAATACCTTGATAACTGGCGTCTGTCCACATACCAGAAGCAAGTACAGCAAATGCAGTAAAGTTACAGGTAATCATTGAGACAAAAAAAACTTCCACTGCCCCCCACATTCCCTGACGGAAAGCGTAATCCACGTTGGCAGTAGCATGTACTGTGGCCGAGGTACCCATGCCGGCTTCGTTAGTGAATATTCCGCGACTGGCTCCTTTACTGATGGCCATCATGATGGTTGACCCGACAAAGCCACCGGCTGCTGGCGCAGGGGCAAAGGCATAATAGAAAATACTTTTTATAACCTGTGGGATAGCCTCGATATTCAATACCACTACACCAGCGGCACCAATGAAATAGGCAATGGTGATCGGTGGAAGTGCAATCGTACAGAATTTACCAAGACTGGAGAGTCCTTTTAAAATAACCAACGCGCCTACGATGACAATAAATCCCCCGATGACGCTTGTTGGGATGTCAAACGTATAGTGAATGACCGCCGCCATCGTATTAGTTTGCACAAAACAGGCATCCGTAATAACCAGAATCATTAATGCAAACGCATATAATCCTGCCAGGGGATGCCATTTTTTATTGAGCCCTTTCTTAATATAATGCATTGGGCCGCCATAATATTCGCCATTCTCACCTTTACTTCGGTATTTCACCGCCAGCGTCACTTCAACCATTTTGGTCATCATACCCACGACCGCAATGATCCACATCCAGAAAATTGCCCCAGGTCCGCCAACCGCAATAGCCGCAGCAACACCTGCGATCGTTCCCGCGCCTAATGAGCCGGATAGCACAGTGGCAGCCACCTCTATTGATTTTAAGGATTTTTTAGACGCTGCCTCGCCAGTAGTGTTTTGTTTATTTTTTCCGGCAAGTGTACCAATTGTATTACGGTAAATTTCTTTTAAATTGATAATCTGGAAAAATTTGAGGCGTACTGTGAAATAAAAGCCAATGCCGATAACACACAAAAATAATGGGCCACCCCATAGAAATTCAAAGAGTTGTGAAAGTTGCTCTAACATAATGACCTCGGATTTAAATTAATTCGTTCAGTCTCAGAAATAATCTTTCCAGTTCAGCGTAATCCTGAATTTTGCCAACAACACTAAACTGGAAAGTCAGCGGGTAGGAGCATCCCTTACTCACTAAATGCCGTTTTAATGGTATATTGTTATGAAGTTTTGCTTCCTGCATTAGGTTTATTATGCGTATAAAAAACGCGTTTTTTACATGCTGCCTTTATTATCTAATTTTTTAGTCGTAATGTTTAAGCACTGCGTCCGTTCCAGACTATATCTTCATAAATATCTGGGGACGTATCGCCTTCGGTGCTAATAAGCAGAACATGAGCACTGGCATCAAGCTGTAAGCGATTAGCAAGATCCTGATAATGCATATTGTTCATCAACTCATAAAGTAATCCTACGCCAATAGCTCCGGACTCGCCGGAAATAAAAGGCGTATCAGTGCCTGGACGCGGCGCGGCAGAAATGCGCATACCTTTAGCCGCCAGACAGTCATCAGCGGAAATAAAACAACTGGTGTTGTCCCGAATAATAGGCCAACTGATAATATTCGGCTCCCCACACGCAAGCCCGGCCATTATCGTCGCCATATCGCCAGTGACGCAGTGAGGTTGACCATCATCCATAACTGCGGATTGATAAAGACAGTTGGCCTGATGCGGCTCAACCACAATAATATTAGGGATATTTTCCTGCATTTTTTCAACAAAATAACCCATAACACTGCCAGCAAATGATCCCACCCCCGCTTGTAAAATAAGGTGGGTTGGCAACGGACTGTTTGTTTCTGCGAGCTGCTCATAAGCTTCAACCGCTAGTGTCATATAGCCTTGCATAATCCACGTTGGGATCTCTTCATACCCTGTCCAGGCTGTATCCTGCAAAAGCACCCAGCCTTTTGTTTGCGCCATTCTATGGGCCAGTCGCACTGCATCATCGTAGTTCAGATCGGTGATGGTGCATTCAGCTCCATGATGGCGAATATTCTCTGCCCGGATTAACGATGATCCTTTAGGCATATAAACGACGGCTTTTAGACCTAATTGCTCCGCCGCCCACGCCACACCACGGCCATGATTGCCATCCGTCGCGGTAACAAAAACACAATCCTTAATTTTTTCTTTAATCTCAGGAGTGTTAAGGGCAGCAAAACTTAACGAGTTAATATCACATTGCAATTTATCAGCGAGATATTTTCCTACAGCATAAGAGCCGCCCAGACCTTTAAAAGCATTCAGACCAAAACGCCAGGATTCATCTTTAATATGGATGGACCCTAGTCCAAGCCGCCGGCTTAGATGCGCCAGATTATGTAACGGCGTGACGGCATAATTGGGTAATTTTTTATGAAATGCTAACACCTCACGCCCAACATTTCCGTTAAGCAAACTTAAGGCCGCTCCTGTACCATATTTTTTCCGACGTGTATTAAACTGGTATTTAATAAGTTCATGCATAATGATACCTTTTGTTAAAGTTTATTTATTGAAATAATATGTTTTTGGCAATTATTGAGTAGAAACAAGTAAAGAACTCGCGTTTTGTGGCTGTAGTAGTGGTTATCCTCACTTTAATAAACCGTACTGATAAAAGAGTCGCACAATATCTATTACGTCCTTTTCTTTATTCCACTGATTATGATAGTACTATGCTTATTGCTGTTAAATGGCGCGAAAATGCCCATCGTCGTGCAATTTTCACCTTTTTTTAACGACCTGGACGCGGCAAAATTGCGCACAGTGATAGTCATCACATTAAAGAGGTTATTTGCGATATGAAGCTTGACGCCTGGGATAAAAACATTCTGACATTATTGCAGCGCGATAATCGTCTTTCTCAGCGGGAAATCGCCGAACAGGTCAATCTTTCACCTTCGGCAGTGAATCGTCGTATCGCGGCACTGGAGGAGGCGGGCATAATTAAAGGCAATGTCAGCCTTATTGATGCTGGCAAAGTGGGACGCCCGGTCACGATTGTGGTGCAGGTGGTGATCGAAAACGAGCGATTCAATTTACTGGAAGAGGCTCGTCAACGGTTTGTCAGTTGCCCGCAGGTGCAGCAGGTCTACTACGTAACGGGCGATTTCGACTTTTTACTGGTGCTCAATGTTCGTGACATGGCGGAATATGAAACGCTTACCCGTGAGCTTTTCTTTTCCTCAGGCAATATAAAGTCTTTTAAAACGATTGTCGTGATGCAAAACGCCAAGCAAGAGATGCGCGTCCTGATCGAGTAACGTGCGCAAAGCTTGCAAAACCAGCCTAAATTCTCAATGGTTCGCGAGCAGGTGCGAACTTTTTACAGGTTTCTTTCTGAAAACCTGCTTCCAGATGCGATTTCTGCTTGTCTGATTGCAGATGCCAGGTAACATAGGAATACCCCCATTTCGGGTGGACAAGTGTTTATTTTTTCCGACTATTAACTAGAGAGAATATTATGAGCGTTGTGCCTGTAGCCGACGTACTCCAGGGCCGTGTAGCCGTTGACCAAGAAGTCACCGTGCGCGGATGGGTGCGTACCCGCCGAGATTCAAAAGCTGGCATCTCCTTCCTCGCCGTTTATGACGGCTCCTGCTTTGATCCTGTACAGGCTGTCATTAATAATTCTCTGCCCAATTATAATGAAGAAGTATTACACCTGACGACAGGCTGCTCCGTGGTAGTAACAGGTAAGGTTGTCGCGTCGCCGGGACAGGGGCAAAGTTTCGAAATCCAGGCCACGAAAGTAGAGGTCGCAGGCTGGGTAGAAGATCCGGATACCTACCCGATGGCGGCAAAACGCCATAGCATTGAGTATCTGCGTGAGGTCGCGCATCTGCGCCCGCGCACCAACCTGATTGGCGCGGTAGCGCGCGTCCGCCATACTCTGGCGCAGGCGCTGCATCGCTTCTTCGATGAGCAGGGTTTCTTTTGGGTCTCTACCCCGCTGATTACCGCTTCCGATACCGAAGGCGCTGGCGAAATGTTCCGCGTCTCAACGTTGGATCTGGAAAACCTGCCGCGTAACGACCAGGGCAGAGTAGATTTTGACAAAGACTTTTTTGGCAAAGAATCATTCCTGACCGTCTCCGGCCAGCTCAACGGTGAAACCTATGCCTGCGCGCTGTCCAAAATCTATACTTTTGGGCCGACCTTCCGCGCGGAAAATTCCAACACCAGCCGCCACCTGGCGGAGTTCTGGATGCTGGAGCCGGAAGTGGCATTCGCCGATCTGGAAGACAACGCCCGTCTGGCGGAAGCCATGCTGAAATATGTCTTCAAGGCGGTTCTGGAAGAGCGTGCGGATGACATGAAGTTCTTTGCCGAACGCGTGGATAAAGACGCTATCGCTCGTCTGGAGCGTTTTGTCTCTACCGACTTCGCTCAGGTGGATTACACCGATGCGGTCGCCATTCTGGAACGCTGTGGTAAGACATTTGAAAACCCGGTGTTCTGGGGCGTCGACCTCTCTTCCGAACACGAACGTTATCTGGCGGAAGAGCATTTCAAAGCGCCGGTAGTGGTGAAAAACTATCCGAAAGAAATTAAAGCGTTTTACATGCGCCTTAACGAAGATGGCAAAACCGTGGCGGCCATGGATGTGCTGGCGCCGGGAATCGGCGAAATCATCGGTGGTTCCCAGCGTGAAGAGCGTCTGGATGTGCTGGATGCCCGTATGGCCGAAATGGGGCTGAATAAAGAGGATTACTGGTGGTATCGCGACTTGCGTCGCTACGGTACTGTACCGCATTCCGGCTTTGGTCTGGGCTTTGAACGCCTTATCGCTTACGTCACAGGTGTGCAAAACGTGCGCGATGTTATTCCGTTCCCACGGACCCCACGCAACGCCAGCTTCTGATTTTTACGTCACACTCAAGGCCAGCTATGCTGGCCTTTTTTTCGCCTGAATGTCAGTTTTATTCTCAATAAGTAAATAAATTTAATTACAACCCTCTGAATTACCACATCTTGTTACTGTAT